GACAATGATGAAACGTCGGGAACGGTATCCGTCTATGAAGAAATGATTGAACGATTGGCTCGCATACTTGGAATGGATGTCGAAACTACGAATAAACACGAGGATGCTGAAGAACAGACGGAAATGCCAGAATTATCTGATATTCGCGGCGACTACGTATCCCAAATCTATTATTATGGTCTGATGCTTGTTCTACTTTATGTGTTATATCGAATGTTATACAAGAGGAAAATATGAAAACACTCTTATGGGTTAGAGTGGTTTCATACGCTTACTGTAATTATTTACGTAATGTTTGATGGCGATTGCGTCGTTTATGATGACGGTGTGTCTTATTCTTTTTTACCATTTGGACGTAGTGGTTTTTACCACCACTAAATAGTGAATTCGGTTTGACTTGTTCGTTTACCGGTATACTTGGAATGTCTTTTGCTTGTTCGGGTGGGACTTCGGAGGGGACTTCGGGTGGGACTTCGGGTGGGACTTCGGAGGGGACTTCGGAGGGGACTTCGGAGGGGACTTCGGGCAGGACTTCGGGTGGGACTTCGGAGGGGACTTCGGAGGGGACTTCGGAGGGGACTTCGGAGGGGACTTCGGAGGGGACTTCGGAGGGGACTTCGGGTGGGACTTCGGGTGGGACTTCGGAGGGGACTTCGGATTCGGATTCAGAACCGGATTCAGAACCGGATTCAGAACCGGATTCGGATTCGGATTCGGATTCGGAACTTGACTCAGACGATTCCTCCACTGATGGTTCTTCTACTGGCGCTGGTTCCGACGGGGTTTCTTCAGCAGGTTCGTCTAACCCAAGACTTTCTACTGGAAACCCGTTATCTTTTGCGTGATTTATCAAAGACAATCGCAGTTGGTCTACAGAACCTTTAATCGCATAAAATGTTGCAACCATTTTTGACATTTCGCTCATATTTTTCGGTTGTTCTTTCTGTTTATTTTTCAGTTCCTTATTCTTCTGTTTCAATTGTTGATACTTCCTGCGAAGAGTTTGAATTTCTTCTGCAAATTTATCAAAATCGAGTTCATTTTCATCTTCATCACTTGCGCTACTACTTTCATCTACACTACTTTCTTCTTCTTCTTCTTTTTCTTTTTCTGATTCACCATCTTTATTTTCCTTAGGCGCATCACCCATTCCAAGCGCACCTTTTAATTTATCCATCATACTCATTCCTGAATCAGGTTCTGGTGCGGGTGCGGGTTCGGATGCGGGGGCGGGTTCGGGTTCAGGCGCGGGTTCGGATGCGGGGGCGGGTTCAGGCGCGGTTTCAGGCGCGGGTTCGGATGCGGGGGCGGGTTCTGGTGTGGGTTCTGGTGTGGGTTCTGGTGCGGGTTCTGGTGTGGGTTCTGGCGCGGGTTCTGGCGCGGGTTCTGGTGCGGGCGCGGGTTCAGGCGTTTCTTTATCTGCTGTTTTACCTAAACCAACCACATTTAATGCTTTATCCATAAAAGAAGGCGCAGACGCGGGCGCAGACGCGGGCGCAACTTCTGACTCTGATGGAGTGTCAGGATTCTTTGCTACATCTCCGTTGCCTTTATTATCTGTCGGTTTGGCATTCCCCATTCCAAAAAAATCAAGGACACCGCCACCTTTTTGTTGTTGATGTTTCGCATATGAATTTGTGATTTGAGATATACTCGGCATAATTATTAGAGGTTGCGCTTCTTTATGTGTGCTAAATTGTTATACTATTATAATATAGCAATTTTATATTATTGGTGAAGAATGTGAAATCGTTTAGAACTTAATGCGCTTGTTGAGTTCGAGAGCGACGAGACCACCCGCAACTTGAGCAATGATGTAAGGGAGAGCATCCGACATAGAAATCTTTCCAGCAACAGCCATCATAACAGAAACGGCGGGATTGAAATGACCACCAGAAATATGACCACCAAGCATAATTGCGATGGCTAAAGCAGCACCAATCGCAATAGCATTGCCAGTAGCAATGATAACATAAAGGAAGAAAACAGTTCCAAGGAACTCAACCAAATACTTATTCAACATTATAAAGTGTATGTGTTATACAATAATTTAATAAAAAAAGATTATCCCTAAATGCCATTATACGATTATACCATATATTGAGAATCGTTGTTAACGCCCCGAATGAAACGAGTGGTTTGCGCCCTTTTTCGCAGGAGCAACACATCCACCTGACCTGCAACGACGCAGTGCTTCCTTTTGAACTTGAAGAACTGGACTTTTAAATGTCAGTGTATCCCCTAAAGGCGCGCGGGTAGAACTGTATCCAATCGATTGAATGCGACGTGATTGAATATAGGATGACGAATCAGTTGATGTATATGTTTTCGTCTTTTTTTGAAGTATCGCATTGTATTTGACATCGTCGGCACCTACCGCGCCTGCAGTGCGTAAATAAGACGCGCGATTCATTGCGAATAAGGTGTCGCCTGCGGAAGACCCGAATTGTTCAGGCATATTGATGGTTCGTTGCGTATGCGTAGGCGTGGACATAATATACGAATAAGAATATAATAGTATATTATGATAAAATAACGCGAGCAACATCTTAACGTCTTCGAATTGCCCGAATCGCAGATTGGGCCGCATTATTAGCACCCCCAAAACCAGCGTCATTGTAATTTCGATTCACAGCCATTTGTTTACGGAAACGGGTATAATCCGAACCATCATATACAAACTTGGTATTACACGTAGCGGACGGAACACCAGTTCCATCTGACATTGCGTGAACACCTCCTGCTAAACCGCGCCATCCAGACGTAATACTCTGACGTGCGCTAGTAACTTGGTTGGAACCACCTGACGTGTAATACTCCCGAGAAAGATAATCACCGGCATTATTCACCACGCGGAATGGAGTTGCCGCAGGAACGCGACCACCGTATTTCTTGCTTGCGGCCGAACCGTTCCACGCCTTACGCAAAACAAAACGCATTGATTCAAATTCGGAACTGCCTTTCATCGTTCCATTTGAAACGGGATGAGGAGAAATTCCTTTTACACCACCACCTAAAGTAAAATTCATCGTGTTTATTGTAATAAATAGATATTATATATAACCATCAATAAAATAAATGCGAATCATCCTAAACTTACTTCTTTGCGGGAAAACGATTGTCAAGAACGCGGTTTACGGCCCATGAACTTGCGCCACCAATGACTCCGCCAACAACGGCTTTTCCGAGGTATGTCGCACCGACTACAACAATTGGGGCAATTTTGGTTTCTGGAGAAGGGTCAAATGCAACGGAAGAAAAATCCATTCGTAGTTTCTATAGTATATACTATAGACTATATATTCTATTTTATTCTGTAACGATTCTGGGCGCAACATTCATTGTGGCGAGTTCTTGAAACAGCAACTTACACGCATACGGTATTTGAACTAACGCAAAATCCGACCGATTATCACACGTCTTACAGAGATGGATACTTCGCTCATTGTTATACGACGCAATCATACCACACTTTCGACAAACGTGAACTTCGTATTTATCCGAACAGTCATACATACGACCTCTAGTGAATCGTGAAGCACCGTGTCCCACCATCGCATCACGCTCCATCTCTCCAAATCGTAATCCACCATCGCGACTACGACCTTCTGCTGGCTGATGCGTAAAGTTAACCATCGGACCAATCGACCGGCTATGCTGTTTATCATTTACCATATGTTTCAAACGCTGATAGAACACCGGTCCAATAAAGATATCCGACTTAATTTGTTCACCCGTCAGTCCATTGTATAACAGTTCATTTCCGTTCATTTCAAAACCAACCTTCAGAAGTTCCTTGCTAATGTCCTTAATATCGTATTCGCCAAATGATGTTCCATCCCCGAAGAGACCAAGATTCACAAGGACTTTTCCGAGAAGCGTCTCTTTCAATTGTCCAATCGTCATACGAGACGGAATTGCGTGTGGATTGATAATGATATCGGGACGGATTCCGTCTTTCGTGAAGGGCATATCGCGCTCCGGAATGATGTTTCCAATCGTGCCTTTCTGTCCCATTCGACTGGATACTTTATCACCAATGACAGGTTTACGAAATGCGCGGACGCGGACTTTACAGAAGCAGTATCCTTCCCCATTGCTGTCAATATAACTCTTATCGACATAACACTCTTCTGATGTGTGGTATACACGACTGATGTCTTCGTATTTCACGATTTTGGTGGGGTCGTTTCGGTTGTCTTTGATTGGAATGACCTTCCCCATAATGATGTCGCGATTTTCGATAAATGTGTTTGCGGGCATAACACCACGCTGGTTCAGTTTATCATAATTTCCGAACTTCATTCCCTTCGTCTTGGATGCGTCCGGGTGGCATCGAATCTCTTCGTCGCCATTGATTTTCTTATCTTCGTCTTTCTCCGTGTGATAGATTGTGGCGGAGAACATCCCGCGGTCAATCGCACCTTGATTCACGAGGACAGAATCCTCCTGATTATACCCAGTATACGACATAATTGCCACGATGAGAGGTGCGCCAGAGGGGATTTCTGCGAGTTGAATCATTTGCATAAGGCGAGTATCCACGAGGGGGCGGTGTGGGTAAGTAAGAACATATGCGGTCTTATCCATACGGCGCTGGTAATTCGTAACATAGATGCCGATTGCTTGTTTACCCATAGCACAGTTTGAACTCGCAAATCCGTCTCCCGTAATAAATGAGTGATTCTCACTAGCAACTTCGATATCGGATACGAGGCGATTTGATACAGGGGTGATGCTATGGATTTCCACGAAATTGATATTCCAATGGTAAAATGTTGTGTCGAATATACCGATTCGTAATATCGGGTCGACAATCATTTCCTTCACGGTTTTCCATCCCGCATTTGTCGAGAATTTGTGGTCTTCCGTCGCAATGATTTCGCGACCAGACTTCGTCGTAATCTTGTATACGGGATGTGTATTTTCTTGGATGAAATGATTCACGACAGTTGTCTTGCTCACTTCAAATGACTTGGGGTCATATGTCATAACTTCATCTCCAATTTTTACGTCTTTGATTTCGACATGTCGACCGTCACTCATCAAGACAGTTTCGTGAATATCCAAACACTGATAGGTATTCCTAGGTGCCTGATTATGCTCTGGAAACGGAATACATGACGCCAATATCCCGAAAATCGTACTCGGATGGATTTCGCAATGTGAATACTTGTAGATATAAGGTGATACAGTTGCGTCAGTATCATTACGAGATAGGTGCTTCGGGCGCATCGCAATCATACTGAATGCTTGCTCGTCTGGGTCGATATATTCAATGACCGCGTGATTCAAGTCATTGTTAACACCTCCACCACTGCTTTTCTCGATATCACTACTGCTGGCGATATGCGTGAGAAGGTCATCCCATCCGATTTCTTTGGCCGCCACGCGTTCTATCATTTGCTTCGTTATGAAGAGTTCATTTGTATCCTGATTCACCAGGAGGAGTGGTCGCATCATCCGCCCTGCGTCATTGCAGATTCGAATCTCTGCGTTTGGGTAATCAAACACTACCGACGTGTAGATATTGATAATACCACGCCATTTTTTCAACTTGAATTCACGATATAGACGCAAGGGGTCACGTGTAATCCCCACCCAGATTCCATTGACAAATACCTTCACCTGACGATACGTGTCGCGTGGTGATAATGTCTCTACCCGCTCAATATAATCGTCAATATATGCGTGAAGCGACGCAGGATTGCTGTGAATGGTGACGTGGCTCAGATAACTGATATTCTTGACCACGCCAATACTGCCACCTTCTGGTGTTTCTGCGGGGCAGATGAATCCCCACGATGTATTGTGTAGTTTGCGCGGAGGGACAAGTTTTCCGCTCTTGTCGATCGGAGTATTGATACGACGGAGATGACTCAAACTAGAGGAATAGGTGAGACGGTTCAATACTTGCGCCACACCAACCTTGTTGCTTGTCATACTCTTGATTCCAAAATCGCCAGTAGAAAGCGCACGTTTCAAACCGTTTTCGATCGTAGCCGATTTGATGATTTTATACATATTGGTGTTATTGATGATATTCAAGTACTCTTCTGTCGACCGCCACGACCCAGTATTGATTTCACGAACGATTTGCTTCGACATATCCTTGACAAGTTTGTTGAAATAATTACGGAAGAGGTTATTGATAAGTGCGCCGGTAAGGTCAACACGCTTGTTGAGATACGAATCACGGTCATCCTGCTTATTGATTTCAAAGAACGCACACAGGAGTTTATGTGCCATATATCCAAGGAAGAATATCCGTTGTTTGTCGGTGTTGCAATGTGGGAAGAGGTCATTGTGAAGAACCTCATTTGCGAATTCTCGCTTCTTCATCGCACCGGTCTCTTTATCCATATTGATAGGGGTGAAAATGACTTGAGATGTGAAATATTTGACCGCGTCTTCCTGTGTCATAATTCCGTTTGCGTCAATAATAGACGCTTGAAGTGCCTTGAGAAGTTTGTCGGACACGCCGTCGCCATTGGCGACATTTGAAAAGGATGTTGTGTCTTGACATTCTTGGTTGATGTTATATACGATATACTCGCAAATCTCTCGGTCGGAAAGAACACCTAATGCGCGGAACACAATGAATAATGGAATCGGTTGTTTCATACGCGGAATTTGAATAACGAGTGGATGACCGAATCCATTTTGTTTCGCAGTAACCATCATATTGATTTGCTTGGGTGAAATACATTTGGAGTCGGGTATCGATTTGATTTCAGCAGAATATAGATACTTTGTATTGTTTTTGGCCACATTATAGCAAAGCACTTTGTTTTCTGCGGCACGTTCCTGCCCCAATACCGTTTTTTCACTCCCATTGATGATGAAGTACCCTCCTGCGTCATAAGGACATTCTCCGGTGACATTATGGTCCAAATGCTTGTGTTGTGTCAATACACAGATACAGGATTTCAACATAATTGGGAGTTTTCCGATTTGAATTTTTGGAAATACTTTGTGATGTATGGTTTCACTGCTGCCTCCGCCTCCGTTGCCGTTGCCGTTGCCGTCGTTGCCACCACTAATGGTGGAACTATTGTTTCGAACAATGTATTTGACAGACATATCTACCGTCATCATCGAAGCGTATGTAAAGTTGCGAAGTCTGGCTTCGTGTGGAAAGAGGATTTTGGTTGCGCCGGTGTTTTCGTGAATCTGTGGACGAGATAAGTATAAATTATCAAATGAAACTTCAACCTGAAGGCGATAGGAATGCGAAGTTTTATCGTAATCTTGATCTGACGCAATCCGCACAGGATTAAACATATCCACGGTTCTCTTGAGTTGGACGTTTACCATATCATTATAGGATTCAATTTGATGACGGACAAGTTGGTCGAGATGTTTGCCTTCAAAGTAAGAACCGATAATCGTCCAAGGTTCTTCGATATAATTTCCTAGGCTGTTATTTCTGGTGGCTGTGGTGGTCATACGTTCGATGGTTGATAAATCTTCCGACGCATAACGCGGGTTCAACATTTCATATGTATCATTATTGTTATTATTGATATCCGTATCCGTCGTATCCGTCGTATCCGTCGTATCCGTATGTTTCTCTTCAGGAATGAGAGACGCCGGAGGAGGAGGAATGGACTTTGATTTTCTCACGAGTTTTGGCATTTGAATAACAATAATGAATTATCCCGAAATGATATATTCTTGGGTAAACTAAAATATAACTTCAATTTATTTCTATGTTGTTTATGGAATGTAGACAATACAAATGATAATGTATAATGAATCAATACAATATAAACATATATATGGTTATTCTATTACCCGACATTACATAACGAGACGTTCATCACGATATGTCCGAACACCCTCGTAATCCAAATCAACCACCGCCTCGTAAAAAGCGACGTTGGTATTATAAATCTTCAAATGTTCAACCACCACATCAACCCAATGGTCCATCGGGTTCTACAGTTCCGCCACCTTCTCGTCAGGAAACCTTAAAACAGCGTGAAAAGGAACGTTTAGAGAACGAACAACAAGTCTTAAAAATGGAACAACAATTACACGAATATTTTCAAAAAACAAACACTGCGTATTCCTATTTGGACGATACTGGAATCTACAAGTTTACACCTGCGCCCGCGCCAGCACCAGCACCCGCGCCAGCACCCGCGCCAGCACCCGCGCCAGCACCCGCGCCAGCAACCGCGCCAGCACCCGCGCCAGCACCCGCACAGAATAATCCATTTTTGAATATGACATACACTCCTTTTACATCTAATTCATCGTTATTCTCTACATCTACCCAACTTTTTCCAAATGTGTGGGCGACAATCATCCCATTCCAGTTACCAAATGTTCCATCCACAGAAGACACCGCCATACCACCACCACCAGTCGCACAACAAATCGAATGTATCGAAATCCGTGAGAACATTCAGCATATTGATGACCTCATTTCTCTTTGCGACAAGTATCCGTTGTCAGAGACCAAAAAATACAACATTAATATGAAGGCAATTCACACGATTCGTCAACCATTAACTGAATTATCAAATATGATCGGAATGGATACCATCAAGCGAACAATTGTAGACCAGATTCTTTATTATTTACAGGAACTACATATTCCTGAAAAAATAGATAAGACGGAACACAGAGAAGTCATATCAAAGGAACCGACGAATCTCAACCCATTTTCAAATCCGTGGTTTCCGTCAAATGCTACGTCTACGTCTACGTCTACGTCTACGTCTACGTCGTTTGAATTTAAACCGATGAATCTAAAATTTCCACCCCCGTGGGCTACAAATGCCGGCGCTGGCGCTGGCGCCGGTACTGGTCTAGATGATTTCTCGTCACCAACCAAAGGGGATTTTATGCATACGGTTATCTATGGACCACCAGGTTCAGGTAAGACCGAAGTTGCCAAAATTATCGGTAGGATTTTTAGTAATCTTGGTATTTTAACAAAGAAAATCTTTAAGAAGGTCAGTAGAAATGATCTTGTTGCCGGATATTTAGGACAAACCGCAATGAAAACGAAGGATATAATCAAAGCATCTCTTGGCGGGGTGCTTTTTATCGACGAAGCATATTCTCTCGGCAATTCTGAAAAACGGGACAGTTTTGCGAAAGAGTGTATTGATACTCTTTGTGAAGCATTGAGCGAACATAAGCATAATTGGATGGTGATTATTGCGGGATATGAAAAGGAACTCAATGATTGTTTTTTTGGTCTAAATGAAGGACTGAATTCGAGATTTACGTGGCGATTCAAATTGGACGCATATAAACCGAACGAAATGAAATGCATCTATGAAAAGCAGGTGCGCGATTATGGATGGACGACTGCTTTACCGCCTTCATCAAATGGTGTATTCGAATCGTGGTTTGCGTCGCGAATGGAGTATTTTACAACCTATGGTCGAGATATGGAAACATTATTTACGAAAACAAAAATCGCGCATAGTCGTCGTGTTTTCTGCCTTCCAGACTCTGAAAAAAAAATAATAACAATGACCGATTTAGAGAATGGGTTCAAACTATTTATCGAAAATCCGGAAGTAAAGGAACGTGGAAACGGGGGGAAATATATAAAGACAATGTATTTGTAAAAAACCGTAGTATCTTATACCTAAATATAATATACGTAGCGTAGCGGAGTAGCGTAGCGTAGCGGAGTCGCGAAGCAGAGACGTCGCATCGCATCGATTAAAGCCATTATGAATGAATCCAAAAAAAGTATTGTAATAGATTCTGCGTCATTGATTGGAGGTGGCGGAGGCAGTGGTGGTGGAGTAAAACGAAAATCCCGACGAAGTGGTGAACGAAAAATACGTCCTAGTTCTATCGTGCAACCTAGCACACTTAAAAAAACATTGCTTGAGAGAATAAAACAACATCAGCGAACGCGTGAACGTGCGAGAAACGATGACACACTCGCTAGTAATAAAGATGAAACCAGTGTGAGGAGTGGTCCTACAGTCGGAACGGAACATAATGAAAATTTTACACAATCAATGAATTTTCTTCGTGAACTTGCCATCAAGCGACGAACGCTAAAAAATAAATCAAATCAGAACCCACCCAATACACATCCTCAAACACCAGAAGCGCAACAATTAAACCAAGTAGGCAACACATTACGCGATGGTGTAATCCATACAAATACTGGTTTGCTGGGTCTGCCAGTTGTTCCAATGCTATCATCCCAGATTGCCAGTTCGAAACCTGTAAGTCCTTCCCCCGTAAATGCTTCAGTGGAATCAATGGGTCTTGCGCCAATGGCGGTTCTTACACAAGAAGTCGCCTCTCCAACGACGGTTGTTGAAAATATCATCAAACCGCCAAAAATAACCGACCTTGCAGAAATGTATAATAATACGATTGCCACGACGGCGCCTACAAATATAGTTGCGGGGGATTCAACTTCTTCGAATGTGTCTGCGACAACGTCAGAACCTCCTTTACATATTCCAGCAAAACCAGAAGACTTTCTTCCTTCCATATTTATTAAAGAGGACCCACCTCACGGATGCTTGAAGGGGGGTCGTAAGCCTACATTTCGGGAATGGGTCGGTAAGATGCTTGGAGGTGAAAACAATTCAACACCTGAACCAAAAGAACCCGTCGAAAATGGCGAAGAAACTACACCACAGATTCCAGAAGAATCAATTACAGGTATGCGTGTAAAAATACGTAAGACAAAGAAAAAGAGTTATCGTCTTGGAAAACACGATAATGTGGTCGGCGTGTTATTAAAAAATAAACAGACACAACGACATATTCAGAGTCAGCATCTTTCATTGCGACAAAAAACAATTGGTGAAATTAGAAAATATTTATACGACCATCATCTACTTAAGATTGGTTCCAATGCGCCACCTGATGTTTTACGACGTATGTATGAAGATGCAATTTTAACGGGTGACGTCAAGAATACAAATGACAATGTATTGATACATAATTTTATGTCGGGAGGTGGCGGAGAATGAATTCGCGATGTTTTTCGGTCGCGATTTCATTCACAACGTGTTGCTGTGATTCCATTCCATTCCATTCCATTTCATTCCATTAGCAATGTGTACATATATATACTATATTTTCCGGTAGCGCCGGCGTATCCACATTACGATTCTCGGTCGACGGAAAAAGAATATCTTCTAGTGTGCGTCCGTGAATATGAAATTTGCGCGCTTTACTCAATAGAATTTCAACATCGCGCGTTTTTTTTCTTCTCATTAAGTCATCGTATATATGTTGAATCGCATATTGAACCAAATATTCTTCCAATCTACAAAATAATGGGTCACGATTCAAATGATGAGAACACGACGCGCAATGACTGTTGGATTCAGACGACCTATTATTCGTATTCGTATTATAATAGTCCTGAATTCGTATTGGAATATTGAACTTATAGTTCCAAAATGTATCACAAGAGATACGCACATCAAGTAGTATTGTTGAAACATTATATCGTGAGTCCATTGTAGTGTTGTATAAACTCAATACATAAATATAGTATGTTGTCTTTAAGTGAGTAGTGTATGAATAATGACATAAACATAATTTGTTTATCTCATACAAAGGGCAATCGAACCATCGAGTATGGAAATAACAATATATGATCATAGATTACACGTATGGAGTTCGTCGCCGCGTTTACTTACTCCTGGGATGCGCGAAACGTATACCCGATACAAAGAACGGGAACACTATTATCGAGAGATGCCATATAGCAACACCGAGTATATTGTGTATCGCCCGGAAAATGACCCTTATATGCCAACCTATATTGCGTTGATATCCGATATTATACAAATTGTTATGACGGATGATTTACCAGTTCTTCAAAATGGAACAGTCATTATCTCGCGAGAGATTCACGGCGATCTCGAGAACAACGGTTTAACAATACCCATTCTTGACCTTAACGATATTCGTGTTTTTGTGTCCAATGATTCATTTCATAGCGGTCCAGTTTGGGTCCCTGCGCGCTCCTATCAAATCTGGGCTTATCGCGATTTTATGTATGATCCAGTTCGTAGTATTCGAAAATCGTATATGTCGCGTGGAACCTCCCCGATTGTCTATGAACACGATGAACGAATTCTCTCGAATCAGATAGTTACGATTGATATTGCGAACATTGCGCCAAATATTGTGTTTAATCTCTCGCGAAATGAAAATGGAAGTATATGTCTTGAGAGAAATGACGATACCAGTTCACGTATGCGAATATGCGATAATGAATACGCACGGGCTGGGTATCTAGGATTTTTTACACGACTTATGATGGACCCAGGTGTGTTTGTTGCGCCATCATCAGAATCCCGCCTTTCAATCGCGCATCTCTCAGCACTGGAAGAAACCAACGAATCAGAAACCCAGTGTATCCTGTGTGTTCGTTATCGCGTCAATATGCGGTTTTCTCCGTGCGAACACCAAGTATGTTGCTCTCATTGTTATTTGCGGATGTCAAAAAATGAATGCCCGGTATGTCGTGCGAAAATCACACGACTTGTAAATCTATAATAAAGACATATGCCGAGAGACATATATCGAGAGACAACCGAGAGGTTATTATCCACAATGGCGCTTATCAAAGAATATTTCGCACTCACTAAAAAATACACCGCGGAATATGGCGCAAATACGGTCGTCCTCCTTCAGGTTGGCGCATTTTTTGAGGTTTACGGACAAATAATTACTCCGGCAGAGGGAGACTCTGTGGGCGCGGTCTCGTGTTCAGGGAGTCGTATTGATGATTTCTGTTTGATTTGCGAATTAGCGAAAGCAAATAAAACACCTGGGTTTGTTATGGCCGGATTTCGTGATTATGGTCTGGAAAAGTATTTGAAAAAATTACAGGATGCTGGATATACTACGGTAGTTTACGTTCAAGATGGAATGAAGAATCCACCGACGCGGGTGCTACAGGGGATTTATTCGCCGGGAACATACTTTTCCACGGATATTGCGCCAGGATGTGGCGCGGGTGGCGGAATGGGAACTGCCGGCGGTGCTTGCGCACTTTCGAATAACATTGCGTGTATTTGGATGGAGAAAATCTCTCGAAGTCTCATTATGGGAATGACAAATGTCGACATTTATACTGGACGCGCGACCATATTTGAAACAGAGACGAAGGACGCGCATAATCCAACCACATACGATGAAGTTGAGAGATTTATTGCATCGTATACTCCCTCCGAGGTTATCCTGATATCTAATCTCTCGCCGAGAGAAATCGAAGACGTTATTCATTATACGAATATTCAGGCGAAGGTGATTCATCGCATTGCGACGACGGCGAGCGCGAAAGTTGAGAGATGTTCGAAGCAAAACTATCAGATGGAGGTTCTCTCGACTTTTTATCCGGATGGACGCGCTAAATCTCTCGAACATTCTTTTTTAAACTATTCCATTGCCACGCAATCGCTTGTTTACGTATTAAATTTTATCTACGAACATAACCCGACTCTTGTTTCTAAGATTCAAGAGCCGGTTTTTGAAAATATGTCTGAGAGATTGATTCTCGCCAATCATTCGTTGCGTCAGTTGAATATACTTGAAGATGGGAATGCGGGTGGCGGTGGCAACGCACGATTGAATTCTGTGCTGTCATTACTGAATCATACAGTGACTCCTATGGGGTCTCGCGCATATAAATACACACTTCTACATCCAACCTTTTGCGCGGAAGACCTGGAGCAGGATTACGCAATCACCGCACACGTCCTTTCTCTCGGGGGGGCGGGAACGGGAACGGGAACGGGAACGGGAACGGGAACGGTCTTGGATGCCACAACACTTCGCGAGAGATTATCCAATATGAAAGACATCGAGAAACTTCACCGCCATATTATTCTCAAAAAGATTACACCGTATCACGTATTTTGTTTGTTCCATAATCTTCGCCATATCCGTGATTTGTATACCGCGTGTTATTCGGATTCAGAGATATTGCGCTATCTCTCCGAGAGAATCCGCGTCCGCAACGATGTCGTTGGCAAAGCCACAGTGCTACTTGATATGTTTGAGAATACGTTGGATATTGACCGGTGCCGTGATATTACCGATACTCTCTTTGAAACCAATATGATTCGGCGCGGGATATCCGCGGATTTGGATAAACTTACCGATGAAGCGCGGATAACACAGAGATCTCTCGACGAAGTCCAACGGATTTTAAACGAGTTGATTCAAGAAGGTGAGAGACCGGTCGGCGCGGGGGTGGGTGCTAGTGCCGGTGCCGGTGCCGGCGCCGGTTCCGGTGCTGATTACGTCAAAATCCACGAAACCGATAAAATGGGGATTTCTCTCCAAGCCACCAAACGTCGCACTAAAATTCTGGAAGACCGAATTAAGAAATTACCAGCAACGG